TTACAATTTTTCGATATCTGATTTCAGTTTATCTCTTACATCCTTTGTAACATGAAGATAAATTTTTTCTGTAATATCACTACTTTCGTGTCCAACTCTATCTTGAATAGTATAAAGAGGAACCCCTAATTCTGCTAATTTAGACACATGAGTATGTCTAAATATGTGACTGCTTAATTTTTTATTAGTCATCATTCTAGGTTCAACGTATGAACGTAAAAAAGAATTAATTGCTGATATCTGAATAGGAGTTCCTTTTATTGTGCAAAAAATAAATTCATTGTCCAGGTCTATATTAAGTTCGTTCATTTCTTTTAAAATAGAAAGGGATTTAGCAGATAAATCGACATTTCTCATACCTGCTATTGATTTAGTTGAATCGGATTTTGTTTGTTCATGAATCTTTTTTCCATGATATTCAAGTGTTCCATTAACAGAAGCATAGTAACTATCAGACTCTTTTTCATATACTATATCGTTGTTAGTCAAAGCAAGTGCTTCACCTGCTCTCATTCCATTAAGATATAACCATTTAAAGAGTAAAGCGTATCTTATATTCTTTGATTCTGTGATCTCAATTAATTCTTCATATTCATCATCTTCTAAAAAGAAAGTATCGATTGTTTCAAATTTTCTTCTTTTATATGATATTTCTACTTTTCTCATGGGTGATTCCTGTACATAACCATTTTTTATAGCGTATTTATACATTTGAGAAATTCTACTCTTAATAATTTTAACGTAGGCATTTGATAAATTTCGTTCATAAAGTAAAGTATCAAACGTCTTATTTAATAATAAGTGATCTATTTTAGCAAATTTATAGTTAGGACTGATTACTTCTTTTAACGTAATCATTGATTGAGTTGTTGCATAGTAAGTACTATTTTTTACTTGTTGTTCATATCTTATTAGCCATTCCTCTAAAACTTCTCCAAATGTTATTTCTGTATTAATCGATGTTGAATTATTGAGGATAGTAGTAATCTTTTTATTTAATTCTATTTCCGCTTCTTTTCTAGCTTGTCTGCTTTTACTATTGTAAGTCACGCTTATTTTTTTTGGTTTGTCTGTATACGGATCTTTGTATCTTTCAATATATTTATACTTTCCGTTCGGAAGTTTTTCCATCCACATTTGTATATTCCTCCTATTTCTAGTAAAATAGGGTATAGAAAAGAAGCCTATTTACTAGGTGATTTTTTTGTTTTAGCACTCAGTTCTCTTGGTCGGGGATAGAGTGCTATTTTTTTCTTGAAATTAGTAATAATTTAACTTATATTTATGTTAACAGCGGAAGGAGATAATAATTATGAGAAAAAAACTAACTAATTTTATTGTATATGTCACTTTTTTCCTCTTGTTTTTTACCTTGTCTCTGTTTATTTTAAACAATTCCATGATTACTAATGAGTATTTAATAGTCTGTATCTCGCTATTAATAGCAATACTATTAACTAGAAATTTTGAATTCAAAGTAAACTAATTCTAGGATTCTTTGTCTGAATTTTCATCTTTGTTAGATGAGTCTTTTTCAGATAGAGAATCTTTTTTTACTTCTTCTTCCATATTTTTTTCTATAGTATTAATTAGTTTTTGTGGTAATTTAATACCAAGTTCAGAAATAGGTACTTTTAATTCTTTTGCTAGATCACTGGCTTTTTTTAAATTTTCCAATTCTTTACTAGTGTTTTCTAACTTTTTATTTTTATTATTTTGATATCCGTTTAAAAATCCAGGAATTTTTATTGAACTTCCAAAAAATTTTAATTCACCACCATAAGGTGCAACTAAAATACCGGATAATAATGCAAAGCTAATAAGTCCCGCTGGAGCAATATTAGAAATTAGTTCGATGATTCCTTCAGATTGGACGTTGACTTTACTAATCACTTTGCTGTTATCATCTACAGATTTGTTTAATAAAGAATATTGGTAGATGAATTGTCCTAAATACTCACTGTCAATATCATTCGGTTGTGTAACACGCATTGATATGAATAATTGTTCATCTTGAATATAATACGGAAAAATAGCTCTGTTAATGAATGGCTTATAATCATTTATATTAGATAACGTTGCTTGTGCATAAATCATTTTATATAGTTTACTATCGGCTTCGTTCCTGTCGAAATAGCCAAACCACTTAACTGGCCATCGTTTTTTAAACTGAGATTTTTTATAGTTAGTTGTTAATTCTTGTTCTAACAGTTGATCATCAGTTAATTCATAGATATCGTCTATTATTTTACCTACTAATAAAAATTCTGAATTTTCGGAGGGTACCACGACTATATCATTTATTTTCAAATTATTTACAAACCTTAATAATTGACCTGCCCATGTTCCATATTGTTTTTCGGAAAGGATAGTCTTTTTTTCTTCCTGATTTTCTTCTAAATCTAAAAAGTCATCCAACGGACTTGAATTATCTTCTATTGGCACATCAGTATGAACAATTAATTTTTCTTTAAGTATATTTTTTAATTGTTCAGAAGAATTATTAGTCTTCTTAATATCGTCTAAAGTTATTTCATTCCATCCAATACCGACATAATCATTGATATTGAAATCAGTGTAAAACTGCCCTGATTTAGCGCGAACTAACCAATAATCTACTGATGAGTCTAATACAGGTATTTCGGATAAAGATTTTTTTAAAACATTTAACAAAATAGCCTCATTATTTTTTTCCGACATTTTCATTCCTCCATTTAAAGAATCTTTACATATACTCCAACATTTCTTCACTTACACCATAAACTCCAAGTTCTTTATAACTCTTAGCCACATATCCAAATTCTTCTGAATACATCATCTTTAACAACTCAATAGCAAATTCATTAGCTTCATGTTCCATCTTACTCTTAGTATTTTTACTTATAGAGTAATAACTAGCATATTCTTGGTGGTTAATAGCATGAAACAGCTCATGAGCGCATACCATAAAACGTTGATTACTATCTTTAAGTGATTGATCAAGTGTAATAACAGTTTCCTTCAACATAGTAGAACAGTGTCCTAAGGGTTTTTTATTGAAGTCTACATAATAAATATCAATATTAAGTAATTCCGCAATTACAAATGGATCATATGTATTGGCTAAGCCATAAAGACTTGTGATAGCAACTCTTATATTTTCTTTCAAGTGACATCACAGACCTTTTTTCTTTTGTAATTTTTCCCAGAAGATACCTGTTAAAACGTCTTTCACACGTTGCTTCTCGGAGTCAGATAGCTCCTCACCGCCATACGCCATATTGACATTTGAATCTAACATTTCCATTAAATCTAATACATCTTTTTCAGTCGCCCAATCCGGTGAATTGATAATAGAAGAATCATCAGTTCTTCCTAGTAAATAATCAACTGAAACATTGAAGTAGTCAGCAAGCTCTTCTAATCTCTCAGAAGAAGGATTTGTATTTTTCAGTCGATATAATACATTTTTACCATATCCAAGCTCATCTTCCACTTTATTTAAAGATTTTCCTTGTTTCTTAGCCAGTTCTTTTATTCTCTCAAACGTTGTCATATCAATAATCCTTTCGTTCAAGAAAAAATATTTAACAAAATATGTTAAAATTAGTTGAATAGATTAACAAATAATGTTAATATAATTCTTGTAAACAAGTTTAGTAACTAAATAGACAATAAAAAACTAGACTGATTATAAAACGCTATCCGCCAAGAAAGTGATTTAATCAATGTTTTTATGTCTTATTTAACTATGCTTTTATGTTAACATCTTGTGTTAAAAACGTCAACATGTTTTAACAATTCGTTGCTAAACTTGTTTTATGAATAATAAAGAAAGGAGTGGAAATATGACAGAAATTGCACAAATCACTCTAAAAGATAGAGAGAAAATAAAAGAGTTTGTCGAGAGTAACAGTTTTATTACCTATACAATGCTAGCTAATAGATTTGGAATTAGTAAAAGTTCAATGTCTCTAATTATTTCAGGTAAAGATACATCGGCAAAAGCAAATGGGATTATTGATGCAATTATCACGATGTATGAGTTGTAGGACAGGAGTTGTAGGAATGGAAATTGATGAAAAAAAAATAAACATATTTATAGATTTGCTAGATGGATTAACAGCGGCACAGTTTAATTTATTACAACAACATGCAGCTACCTTTTATTCAAGTCAACAAAGTAAGGTCACACTTACGAATGAAAATTTAAGAAAAATAAAAGATAACTGCAAAAATAATATTATTTAGCCACGATTTGGATATGACATGGAGCAATACGGTAATCGGCATTTTGATAGTGGATCATGATATATGGAAATTGATACAGTGTGTCTGCTTCATTTCTTTGGATTGGAGCCCATAATGATGCGTTTTCTTCCCACCATTGACTTGGGGAAACCATATTAGGTCCCATTACACAATTATCATCGTCGTTGAGACAATGCCAAGTACCGATTAGATTTGCATAAATATAAGTCATAGTAATCACCTCCTTTGAGGTAATTATATCAAAATAACAGACAACATAGCGTAGGAGGTGTTCGATTATGACAGTACGTCCTTGGTTAAGCAAAGAACAGTTTATGAAAAAATACGCAAAGTCAGATTCTACATATGCAAAGAGAACTGAAGAATTAAGAAAACATCCTATATATTCAGAAGCATATATAGCACCGACTACACAGGAAGTTTGGATTGATGAAAGCATTTATCAAGAATTTCTTATATGGAAACACCAAAATAAATTTAAGTGATAGGAGGGGTGAGTATGAAAGCATTAAAAAAATTACGTAGTTTATATAAATTAACGCAAAAAGATATGGCAAACAGGTTAGGCGTTTCATATTCACATTACATAAAATTGGAAAATGGTTTCGTAGGACCCAGCTTTAATCTATTGCAGACAATCAAAAGGGAATTCCCAAAGTTTGATATGAACGAGCTTTTTAAATAAAAAACCTACTCAGCCGTACAACTGAATAGGTACTAAATTTTTAAAGTCAACAAACAAGTGTACGCTTGCTTTCAATACTTCACTGGTATAGTTCCCAGCACTGCAATTGAAATAGATCCAATTCACTACTCCTAGGTAATGGTGTTCTTGAAGTTTTATGCATTCATATATGAGCTGTGCACTCTATGTTGAATGAGACAAATCTACCAAATTAACCAAAACCTTGCCTAAGTTTACGTCGCTAGCCGACGAGTGGGTAACAGGAGGAGTTACCAATTATGAATTCCAACCTATTGTGACACAGTAAAGTTCAAAAGTTTTGTCATAAGACATCACTCTCCCTGTGTAGAGATTTGAACACTTTAATTATATCAAATGTTTCTTTTTAAAGGAAATAAAAATAACGATGTAGGAGGCACAACATGGACTGGACTAAAAACAAACAAGCAGCGGATAAATGGTGGTTTGAAACAGGCTACTATCAATTTCTAGCAAAGCAACATATCGAAAAAAATGATACAAAAAAAGCCACACCACAGAAGCGGCATGACTAATTACATTATATAGATTTTAAAAGGGGGAAGTAATGGAAAATAGTTAACTACAGTACGACTTTACTATAACGTTAATCATTTTATTTTTCAAGGAAGAATACACGGGCATTTATTTGTTAAGTATAACAAAAAAGCCATACCATTTCCGTGGCATGACTAGTAAAAATGTATAGATTTTTAACGGGGATGTAATAGAAAATAGTTAATCTATGTACACGCTTACTATAACGCTAACTATTTTATTTTTCAAGGAGGACGCATGGATTTATTAATAATTTTTATTTTAGCAATAACAATATGCACACTATCAGCTACATCAGCACATAGCATTTGGAAAGATAGGAGGCGAAAATAATGGTCACGACGCTAACATTAAGCAGACTGTTCTGCGTTATCATCGCAACAGTTTTAATCACAACAGCAGTCTTAACCGGAATATACAGCATGCAGACGGCGATAGTGCTATGCGTGTTTACAACCGCGTTAGTCTTTGACTGGCTGATTAGCGATGAACATGAGAAGCAGCGAGCAAAATAAAAAAAACCACCACTGCGGGAACAGTGATGGTAATGAAAAAAATAAAAATACGTATATAAGGAGAGTGTAGCACGATATGTCAATGAAAATCAATAAATTGGAAATCGAAAATACAAAGCGTGTTAAAGCAGTAAAAATTGAGCCAACAGCAAATGGTTTAACAGTTATTGGTGGACCTAATGGACAAGGAAAAACAAGTATTTTAGATTCTATTGCTTGGGCTTTAGGAGGTGACAGATATAAGCCTAGTAAAGTGCATAGAGAAGGTAGCGTAACACCACCTAATATTTCTATCACCATGAATAATGGCTTAATTGTAGAGCGTAAAGGAAAGAATAGCTCTCTTAAGGTTATTGATCCACAAGGTCAAAAAGCAGGGCAACAATTACTTAATAGTTTCGTTGAAGAATTGGCCATCGACTTACCAAAATTTATGGATTCAACTAGTAAAGAGAAAGCTAACACTTTACTTCAAATTATCGGAGTAGGAGAGCAGCTTTTTAATATTGAAAAAGAAGAAACTGATATTTATAACCAACGACGTGCTGTTGGTCAGATTGCTGATCAAAAAGAGAAGTTTGCTAAAGAAATGACTTATTATCCAGATACACCTAAAGAGCTTGTGAGCGTATCAGAGTTGATTAATCAACAACAAGTCATACTAGCTAAAAATGGTGAGAATCAGCGTAAGAGGGAGCAAATTAAACAGATTGAGTTTCAAATTTCTCAAGGCGAAAGTAATATTGCTAGTGTTAAGAAACAAATTGAACAGCTACAAGGACAACTCAATACTCTTGAAGGGTTACAAGCTGAAACGAAAAAAGATTTAGAAATTGCTCGTAAATCCGCTATAGACTTACACGATGAATCAACGGAACAGCTAGAAAAAAGTATTGCAGACGTTGAACAAATCAATCTCAAGGTTAGAGCTAATCTTGATAAAGAAAAAGCTGAGGATGATGCTAAAATTCAACGCGAAGAGTATGGAAAATTAACTTCTAAAATTGAAAGTTTAAGACAAGATAAGTCCAATTTACTTCAACATGCCAATCTACCATTACCAGAACTTTCAGTTGATAATGGCGAATTGATTTACAAAGGTCAGCAATGGGACAACATGAGTGGTTCAGAACAATTGCGAGTGGCTACGGCTATTGTTAGAAAGTTAAAGCCAGAATGCGGATTTATCCTAATTGATAAATTGGAGCAGATGGATACAAATACACTAAATGAGTTTGGTATTTGGCTTGAACAAGAAGGACTACAAGCTATTGCTACACGCGTGTCTACTGGTGAAGAGTGTTCAATAATCATTGAGGATGGCTACGTTGCTAAGGAAAATACAAAAGAAGATTCTGGCTCCTTAGTTCAAGCATTTGATGGTGATAGTCGTTCTTTTGATGAAAAAGTAGCAGATGGAACGTTTAAGCCAGTAAATAATAATACTTGGGAAGGGAAAGGAGCATTTTAAATATGTTTGAAATTAGTAGTGGAAAAATTATAACTGCCCAAAAGGTCGTCATTTATGGAGTAGAGGGAATAGGTAAAACAACTTTTGCTAGTCAGTTTCCAAATCCTGTTTTTATTGATGTGGAAGACTCAAGTAAGCATTTAAACGTTGATAGATTACCAAAGCCAACGAGTTGGAATATGTTACTTCAAGAAATTAACCATGTTAAAGATAAAAAGCAATGGAAAACGCTAGTCATAGATACATTGGATAAGGCAGAAGAATTATGCAAGCAGCATGTGATGCAATCGAACAATTGGACTGTGATTGACTCTGAGGGGTATGGTAAAAAATTTATAGCATTACAAAAAGAGTTCGGAAGCCTTTTAAATTTATTGAGTGATGTTTGTGATTCAGGAATTAATATCGTACTGGTCGCTCATGCCGTTCAAAGAAAAGTAGAAGAACCAGATCAACTAGGACAGTATGATCATTATGAATTAAAGCTAGAAAAAAGAAATGGTCCACTACCTAAAGAGTGGGCGGATGCGGTATTGTTTGCAAAGTTTAAAAATACAATTATCACTGATAGCAAATCTAATAGTAAAAAAGCAACAGGCGGTCAAAGAATGATGTACACCACTCATAATCCAGCATGGGATGCTAAGAATAGATGGGGATTAGCTGATGAATTGCCATTTGATTATTCTCAAATAGCACAAGTGTTTTTAGAGAATAGTCAAGTAACCGAGCTACAACAATCAACTCAACAAAACGAATTTATGAATAAAGAACAACAAGATTTTAGCCGAGGACCACAGCCGAATATCACAACTGTCATTCCAAAGTCTGTAGCTGATTTAATGAAAAATAGTCAAGTATCTGTTGATGAAATTATGCAAGTCATTTATACCGGTGGCTTTATGCCACAAGACACACCTATTGAAAATATTCCTGATGATCTGTGGGGATATCTAGTGACTAATTGGGATGCTGGTGTCATGAACATGCTTAACACAAAAATAAGAACTTTTTAGGAGGAAATAAAATATGATGAATCAAGAAAATGAATTTTTATCATGGGATAGTAGTTTTACCGCAGAGGAAAGTAGTTTTAAACTCTTCCAGCCAGGTGAATATCCATTCACTGTAACAAATATGGAAAGAAAGATATATGACGGAACAAGTACTAAGATTCCTAATGGCGCACCTTATGCGGAAGTGACAATGGAATTTACAGGACCAGAAGGAAAGACAAATGTTATTGATCGCTTGTACTTAATGAAGAATTGGCAATGGAAATTAACGCAGTTCTTTAGTGGTATCGGTCAATCACCAGTTTTAGGTGAAACATTTAAACCAAATTGGTCACAAGTCGTAGGGAGTCGTGGGAACGCTAAGCTAAATATCAATACGTACACTTCAAAAGGTCAGGAAAGAAGTAATAATCAAGTTGAAGAGTACTTAGCATCTAATGCTCCTGCACAACAGCAACAGAATAATCAACAGAGTTTTAACCAAGCACCACCTGTTCAAAATCAACAACAAAATTTTAATCAAAATCAAGCTAATCAACCACAAAATAATGGTTTTCAACCAGGAGCATTTTAGGAGGAGAAACGTATGAAAAATATTGATTTAGATTTAAGTAGTATTGCTAGTGGAGGTCTTCAAGAGAAGATTGACTTAGAGATGGATAAAGTGTTTCAAAATATTCAAGATCCTAATACTAAGGCGACTGCAAAACGAAAAGTAATGATTACAATTGATTTAACACCTGATGACAATAGAGAAGTTGTCTCCATGACTAGTTTTGTTAAATCAACATTAGCTCCATTGACTGACGTAGCAACAACTATTTTGACTGGTAAAAATTTAGATACTGGTCAAGTAGAAGCTCGTGAATTGAAGTCTAGTGCAAAAGGTCAGACATACATTGACCCAGATGATTTACAAGCTAAGACAGATACTGGCGAACCAATTGATGTAATTGAGAAAGAAATGGAAAATCAGCAAGTAATTGACCTACAAAAGAAAAGAGGATAAAAAATTATGACAATGACAAAAGAAGCAATTCAATACTTAATGGAACAAGGGATCACACCTGAAGATAGATTAGTTAACTTTGATAATGAAGAACGGTGGTTAGCTTTTGATAATGATGGACAAGTCAAAGAAATCTTACCTCGAGTTTTTAACGCAAAAGAACAGGTTCTTTTAAATACTCTTAGTGGCATGGTTAACTATATCAAGTCAAATCTTGAAAGAGTAGATGAAAAATTAATTTTACAAATTAAGAATGAAGAAATTGTTTCATTGATAGGGACTTTAGAAATTGATGGTAGCCGTGAAAAGCTTGCCGTAGCAAGTGCTATTGTTCCAGAATTTAGATTTGATACTTATCATAATTTGGAAGAATTTAATATTGCTCTCCAATCTAAATTTGTTGAAAACGAAGATCGTAAAATTTTACTTCAGGTAGTCGGTAATGTCTCAGAAGATAATATTAAAACTGTTGGTGATGATGGGGTTAGCCAAGTAGTTACTATCAATCAAGGTGTTGCAAGCAAAGCTGATGTAAAAGTACCTAATCCAGTTGAATTATCACCGTATCGTACTTTCTTAGAAGTTGAACAACCAACTAGCCAATTTGTATTTCGTATGAAAGATGGACCAAGTGCTGCAATCTTTGAAGCTGATGGTGGGGCATGGAGAAACCAAGCAATTGTTAATATTCGTGAATACTTTAAAGAACAATTAAAAGAAGAAATTGAAGCAAACAGAATTACTATTTTAGCTTAGGAGGAAAAACATGCAACTTAGACCATACCAACAAGAGTCAAGAGAAGCAGTACAAAAAGAATGGTCTAATGGTATGAGAAAAACCCTACTCGTTTTACCTACAGGGACTGGAAAGACAATTGTTTTCAGTAAGGTAATTGAGGATAGAGTGAGACTTGGCGAGCGTGTGCTCGTCTTGGCTCATAGGGGTGAACTATTAGATCAAGCATCAGAAAAATTAGAGAAATCAACAGGACTAAAAACATCACTAGAAAAAGCGGAAAATACTTGTTTAGGTAGTTTTTTTAGAGTGGTAGTTGGAAGTGTTCAAACGCTTCAAAACGAGAAGAGATTAAGTAAATTTCCACCAGATTACTTTGACACGATTATTATTGATGAAGCACATCATGCAGTATCAGGTGGGTATCAACGAGTTTTAGGACATTTTGAAGATGCTAATGTTTTAGGGGTTACAGCTACACCAGATAGAGGAGATATGCAAAACTTGGGAACTTATTTTGATTCTTTAGCTTATGAGTATTCTTTGGTAGAAGCTATTAAGAGTGGTTATTTATCACCAATCAAAGCACTAACCCTACCAGTTCAGATTGATTTAAGTTCAGTTGGTCAACAAGCAGGCGATTTTAAAACAAAGGATTTAGGAAGTGCTTTAGACCCGTATCTAGAATCAATTGCTAATGAAATGGTTGAACACTGTATGGATAAAAAGACAGTGGTGTTCTTGCCTTTAGTCGCAACAAGTCAAAAATTCAAAGATATTTTAAATAAAAAAGGATTTAGAGTTGCAGAAGTGAATGGAGAGAGTAAAGACCGTGCTGAAATTTTAGAGGAATTTGAAAATGATAAGTACAATGTTCTTTGTAACTCCATGTTGCTTACTGAAGGTTGGGACTGTCCAAGTGTTGATTGTATCGTTGTATTGAGACCAACTAAAGTACGCTCGCTTTACTCACAAATGGTTGGGCGAGGTACCCGATTATTTCCAGGGAAAGACCACTTATTATTATTAGACTTTCTTTGGCACACGGAACGGCATGAGTTATGTCATCCAGCTCATTTAATTACCAGTAGTGAAGAAGTGGCCAAAAAGTTAACTGAAAATGTTGAAGATTTAGAGTTCCCAATAGATATTTTGGAAGAAGTGGAACAAGCAGAAAAAGACGCAGTGTTAGAACGTGAAGAAGCCTTAGCAAAACAATTATCCGAAATGAAAAAACGTAAGAAGAAACTTGTAGATCCCTTGCAGTTTGAAATGAGTATTCAAGCGGAAGACTTATCTAATTATGTTCCCAGCTTTGGTTGGGAAATGGGTCCACCAACAGATAAACAATTGAAGGCATTAGAAAAACTTGGCATCCTTCCAGACGAAGTTGACAACGCCGGAAAAGCTACCAAGTTATTAGAAAGATTAGATAAGAGACGAAATGATGGACTAACTACGCCAAAACAAATTCGTTTCTTAGAACAACGAGGATTCCAACATGTAGGTACATGGCAATTTGAAACAGCTCGTAAATTAATAGATAGAATAGCTGGCAATGGTTGGAGAATTCCAAATGGTATTGTTCCAGGTACATATGGGAGTGAATAAATATGGAACAAGAAATTAAAGAATTAAAAGAACGAATCATATTTTTAGAAGCATTACTAGAGTTAAATTCTCATGTATTAGAAAAAGCGATTGAAACTAATAGAATATTAATTGAATATTTAAAAGAAAAGAAAATAAAAATTAATTATTTAGGTTTGTTAAGTAGTTCCTTTGCTTTTAAATAAGTTAACTCGTTTTTTATTTCACTTATCAAGGCATCAAGAAATATTTTTATAGATTGAGTATCATGTTCAGGATGCCTTTTTGAGTAATGAGTTTCATCGTTACCTATGAAAGAAATAGCTTTAGAAAGGTCTTTTATTCTAGGTTTTTCAAGTTTTGAAATTTTTGAAGAGAGCGTAGTTGTTGGATCAGTTAACCACTCTTTTTTAACCCCTTCTGGCGGATATGTGATAAGAAAATCAGTTATTAAAAATTCTAGAGATTTTCTATAACCCATACCTGCTATTTTATCAAGTTCCTGTTCTTCTGCTTTTTGAGATTGTTTATAAATTTCAAAGAAGTCAGGGAACTCACTGGATATTTCTTCAGGGATATTTGTTGATTTAATAACGTTTTTTGGAATAGTATCCACAATTCTAAAGGTTGCTTCGTTAGCCATATAAAGACCACCAATAGGTGAGAATTTAGTCATAAAATTAATTGTATTTGAACCACAAAAACTACAAGCAAAGATGAATAAACCAGAATATTTATCGTAATCACCATTTGTAATACATCCATCAACAAATGTTTGAATTCCAGTATTTTTACAATGCGAACATATACGAGGTTCTTCAATATTCGCTAATGTTTTCGAAATACTATTACTTCTTTTATCGTATTCATAAACTTCTACTTGAGGCACTAAAAACACTCCTTTGTAATATAGTATGTATTTTTATCATACCAAAAGAAAGTAGGTGATACCACTGGATAATAAATTAGATTTAACAGAATTATTAGAATACATCGATCCATCGCAATTAAATTATCAAGAATGGACTAATGTAGGAATGGCATTGAAACATGAAAACTATGATGCTTCTGTGTGGGATGAATGGAGTCGCAATGATTCAAGATACCATGACGGAGAATGCTTTAAAAAATGGGAAACCTTTCAAGGTACAGGATCACCAGTTACAGGAGCTACTATTACACAATTAGCAAAAGAAAACGGCTGGACTAGTAAATGGGGAAATGGCGATGATGCTTTTCTAGATTGGAATGATAGCTTCATAGCAACGGATGTAGATAAAGGATACAAATTAGTCAATACTGATTGGGTATTGGGCCAAGAAATTGCTGAACCAAAATTTTGGAATCCTTCACAACAAATTATCGATTATTTAGAAGCAGTATTTAATCCGGGGGACATAATCGGTTATGTGAATGATGGATACTTACATACAAATGGTGATATTGAGAAGTGGATACCAAAGTCTAGTGGTGTTTATACGAAAACTGCTGGAGATATTATTCAAGGGCTTAGAAATTGTAACGGTGATATTGGTGCCGTGATGGGTGATCCAAATATTAACTCTGGGGCGTGGATTCGGTTTAATCCTTTAGATGGGGAAGGGGTAAAAAATACAAATGTCGTTGATTTTAGGTATGCATTAGTGGAATCAGACAACATGAGTATTGAACAACAAAATGAAATCATTAGGGAATTAGAATTACCAGTTGTCGCTTTGTCTTACAGTGGGAGTAAAAGTATTCACGCCATCGTTAAAGTAGATGCGGTGAATTATCCGCAGTATCAAGAAAGAGTGGATTATCTTTATAAAATTGTTGAAAAGAATGGACTGAAAGTTGATAAGCAAAACAAGAATCCTTCAAGATTAACTCGTTTACCCGGTTTCATAAGAGGAAACAAGAAACAATTTTTAATTGATACGAATATTGGTAAATCAAGTTGGGAAGAATGGGAAGAATACATTGAGGATATGAATGACAATTTGCCGGACCCTGAAAATTTAACTGATTTATTTGAACAAAAAATCGAACTGGCACCTGAATTAATAAAAGGGGTATTAAGACAGGGGCATAAACTATTAATTGCTGGACCAAGTAAAGCGGGTAAATCTTTTTCACTTATTCAATTAGCCATTGCGATTGCAGAAGGTCGAGAGTGGTTTGGGTTTCCATGTGCTAAAGGTAAGGTACTCTACGTCAATCTAGAGTTAGATGATAAATCCGCTAAGATGCGTTTTGTGGAAATATATAACAAATTAAATAAGGGTCATGATAATGTGTCGAATATTGATATATGGAACTTGAGGGGGAAAACAAGTCCGATGGATAAGTTAGCACCAAAACTTATCCGACGCGCTCAAAAAAATAATTATATTGCGGTTATTATTGATCCAATATATAAGGTGCTGACTGGTGATGAAAACTCAGCTCACGAGATGGCTAACTTTACGAATCAATTCGACAAGATAGCAACTGAATTGAATTGTGCAGTCATTTATTGTCATCATCATTCAAAAGGTAGTCAAGGTGGTAAAAACTCGATAGACCGTTCGAGCGGTAGTGGGGTTTTTGCAAGGGACCCAGATGCTATTTTAGATTTAATTGAATTACCACTCACAGAAGATAGGTATCTTTTACAGGAACATAGAGCCGAATGTCAAACCTATATCGATGCAATAAAAAAATATAATCCATCGTACAATCAAGTATCGCAAGACGATGAGTTAAGTTTTAAACAGATGTCTTATCATTTGAATGCAGCAATAATGGATCAGCAGTCTAAAAAGTTGATTGAGCAGGAACGAATCAAAGCAGTTGATGTAGCAAGACAATCGAGTGCTTGGAGATTAGAAGGAACATTAAGGGAGTTCCCGAAAATGAAAGCAGTCAATGCTTGGTTTAAATATCCTATTCATGAGTTAGATGATAGTCTTCAAGATATTTCTTTAGAAGAGGAGCAATCTAAAACTTGGCAAAAGAATACTAAAAAAGCTAATCAAAGCAGGAGTGTCAAAACTCAACAAGAATTAGAAGAAGCATTTAATGTATTAAGTGAAAATGGTGAACCAGTGGAAGCAGTATCGTTAGCTGACTATTTAGATATTTCTAGAACAGCAGTTTATAAGAGAGTAAAAAAACATGAAAAGTTCGATGCGGTTGATGGAATAGTAACAAAAAAGGTTATCAATAAGTTTGTTACCTCTAGTGAGAGTAACAGTCAGTAACAAAACGAAGTTTGCGTGATAACTATATAGAGTTCACTAGAGGTAACAACTACTAGAAACCTTGTCACTGCAGTGTTCCTGTCCCTTGTGATAGCTACTACCAGTAGTTAGCTATCACAAAAGGGAAACAGAGAACAATTATTTAGAGGTGACAGAAAAAAATGAAAAATAAAAAAATCGAATTAAATAACAAGAAAAGAGTGGTAAGAGTGATTAGATTTTTTATGCCGATGAAACCTCCAACAACAACTCACCAGCAAAAGAAAGTAACAGTCAAAAATGGTAAGCCGATATTTTATGAACCAACTGATTTAAAAGCAGCACGTTCTAAATTAATGGCTCATCTCGGACAGCATGTTCCAGAACATAAAATTGAGAAGGGAATACATCTCACTGTAAAATGGTTATTCCCAATTACTGGTAAGCATAGTGATGGTGAGTATAAGATTACTAAACCGGATACTGACAATCTTAATAAATTATTGAAAGATTGCATGACTGATTTAGGATTTTGGAAGGATGATCAGTTGGTGGCCAGTGAGTTAATTCAAAAATTTTATGCAGAAATACCTGGAATTTTTATTCAGATAGAAAGGTTGTGAGTTTTGTGGACTTTCATTCTTTTTATCAAGATGTTATTAAGTGGATGGAAGCTAATAATCAAATGGTGGGACAACATACTAATCAGTCCGATACTTATTGGGAGTGGGTCATTCAGTCAATTGGATATATGTGCCAAAAATATGACAACCATCCGCTAGTAATAAGTCAAATGTTAATGTTTCTAAATTATTTAGAAGATAGTTATTTAGTTGTAATTAAAAAATGAGGTGGTAAAAGTGATTCCAAAGGGTGAACGTTACATTATTGATGTTGTTGTAGATAATATGAATCGCTATATGGAACAAAATAATGTAAGTAAAAAGATGTTAGAAGTTGATGTGGGAAGTGCTACTATTCAAAATATGTTACGGAAGAAAACAACTAACGGGTGTAGTATAAGATCGTTACAAAGAATTGCACAGTCTTTGGGGGTTAGTACAATTGATTTGGTTGAAGATTGGGAAGAAAGCTAGGTGTTAATCCATGAGGTTTCAGTGGTTAAAAGATTATCAAGAACTTGATGAACAATTGTTATACTTGAAATGGAATCTCAATAAATCACAATTAGAATTAAATCGATGGATAGAAGGAGATCTATCTAAAGTAAAAATAGATAAAAATTCTCGTTCGGCTAGTCTGGAGATAAATATTGAAAGAATAAAGAGAGAAATTTTAAGATTAGAAGGTCAGAAGAGTGAATTAACTAAACTAATAAACTCTTTTTCAGGTATTGATAATGAAATAGTAAGGTTAAAATATGTTGATAATTTAACTCTTGAAGAAATTGCTGAGGTTACTGGCTATAGTGCCTCTTATATTAGAAAGAAGCATAGTGATATCAGAAGCATTTTGAAGTTTGTCGATGATTATGAAAGTAGACGATGTGAGAGAGAAAACAAGTTGAATGAAATAGACTACTACTCAAATAAAATAAATCAAGATAAACAATTACGCTTATTTTGAAATGTATCATAAATGTATACTCATTTATGGTATGTAAATATTGATATATCGAGGTTATGATATTAGTGTGATAAATTTCGGTAGTCCGCAGATTAATTAATTGCTATCAAAATTTACATCTCCTTTACCCTATCTTTATTGGTAGGGTTTTTGTGTTATAATTAGAGCAATAAAAAAGTAAGGAGCATATCGTGGTAGCTATCATAGGGATTATTATAGGCATCATTCTAGCAATCATTAGTATGAATTTAAGTTGGGGAAGTGTTCCTGATTGGCTTAGTGCAATAGGAACAGTAGGTGCATTCTGGTATATAATTAAACAAATGAGACAAGATAAAGAAGAGAAAAAGCAAAAAGATTATAAAGATAATTACGATAATTTATATAGTAAAATGAATATGCTTTTAACTGAGCTTGAGAAAAAAGAAATAAAAGATACCATAAGTTTATATGAGCTGGGAGGTATAGCAGGTCACGTATTCCCCGAACCTGAAATATTTAATGATATACAATATGGTCTAAAGTCACCGTCAATACCAGATTATAAATCGTTTAAAAAAGTCTGGAGTATTGCAACTAAACAAGTTAATGACGAAGACGCTTCAACGGGTGATTATTTAAGAACATTAAATTTATTGTTAACAGAAGTAAATAAGTATAAAGATAACCATTATTTAAATGAAGCAGATTTAAAATTTATTATAGAATTAATAAGGATTAAAATAACTAAAGAAGGATATAATTTAATACTTTGGAACGCGTTGTTTTCTCCCTATAGTGAAAAGTTAAATATTAATCTAAGGGGATTAGGTATATTTAGCAAAAAATCCAAAGAAGAATTTTTAGCACTTTTTCTATATCAAAGGGCAGATATACAAGAAGGAGTGAAAGAAGAAATTGTTAAATTTGATTATAAAAAATAAATTATTCAACGCATAGCAATCATGTTATGCGTTTTTATTATGCGAAAAGAAAGAAGGTGAATGATGTGATAACTAACGAAAAGCATAAAAGATTTGCTGATGAATGGCTGATTGATATGAATGGTACAAGAGCTTATAAAGTCGCTTACCCTCATATAAAAAAAGATACAACAGCTAAGGCAGCAGCAAGTAGGTTGTTAACTGACGTTAACGTCAAGGCTTATATAGATGAACGGCTTGAGGAAATCAAGAATGAACGCACTGCTGATGCCCAAGAGGTTATGGAATTTTTAACAAGTGTAATGCGTGGCGAAGTAAGAGAACCTGTTGCTTTATTGGACGGGGATGGACATCAAAAAGTTGTTGAGTTGCAACCAAGCGTTCAAACAAGACGAGCAGCAGCTGTCGACATTGGTAAACGTTATGCATTGTTCACCGATAAGAAAGAAATGGATATTAAATCTGTTACCTTTGTGGATGACGTTCCACTTGATGACGATGACTGAAACTAAAATATCTATCAGTCAAATGTTAGGTAAGGGTTATAATCGTTTCTTCCATACGAAGGAATTCTATCGAGTTGTAAAAGGATCTCGTGGTAGCAAGAAGTCTAAAACAGCAGCATTAACGTTTGTACATGACATTTTAAAATATTCATGGGCTAACATTTTAGTTGTCCGTCGATATTCAAACACCAACAAGCAATCAACGTACACTGATTTTAAATGGGCAGCTAGTAAGTTGGGTGTATACGATTATTTTAAGTTTAATGAGTCACTGCCAGAGATAACTGTAAAAGCAACTGGTCAAAAGATATTGTTTAGAGGACTAGATGATGAGTTAAAGGTAACGTCTATAGCAGTCGATACAGGGATGCTTTGTTGGGCGTGGTTTGAAGAAGCCTATCAAATTGAAACACCAGAAAAGTTTGAAACTGTTGTTGAATCAATACGTGGTTCTTATGAAGACCCAAATTTTTACAAACAAATAACTGTAACGTTTAACCCGTGGTCTGAAAGACATTGGCTTAAGCGTCTTTTTTTTGATGATGATACTAAAAAGAAACATGTCTTTTCGGATACGACCACTTTCAGAGATAACGAGTGGTTAGATGAACAAGATGTATCCAGGTACTTAGATTTATACGAAACTAACCCAAGACGTGCCAGAGTGGTATGTGATGGTGATTGGGGAATAACAGAAGGACTTGTGTTTGAGAACTTTGAGGTTAGAGAGTTTGATATACATAGAAAAATACAAGAAATTGGCTTGACCGTCCACGGTATGGACTTCGGATTTTCTCATGATCCGACTACCTTACCATCATCAATATATGATGAAAATAAAAAAGAACTATGGATATATGGAGAACTTTATAAGACGGGCTTACTATCGTCAGATATTGTAAGTGAAATTGAAAAAAGAGATTTAATGAAAGCTAAAATAATAGCAGATAGTGCTTCATCTATTGTGATAGCTGAGTTAAAGAATAAAGGTGTTAGTCGCATTGAAGCAGCTAGAAAAGGGAAAGACAGTATATTAGCTGGTATAGATTTTATGCAAGGTTTAAAAATGTATATTCATCCTCTTTGCGAAAAAACAGTAGAAGAGTTTAATACTTACTGTTATGACCGTGATAAAGAAGGTAACTGGTTAAATAAACCTGAAGATAAAAATAACCATATCATTGATGCACTTAGATATTCATTAGAGCCTTATAATGGTAAAACTCATACTAAAGTTAAAGTCAAAATGTTTAAAGGAGGTATATAATGGCAAAACCTATTTTTTATGAACCACCACAAATTATGACAGCAGATCCAGAATTAGAAATGAATAGCGATGTACTAAGTCAGTACATTAAACTACATGAGCAAGAGCTACCGCGGTATCAAATGCTTTATAAAATGTATCGAGGTAAACATGAAATTGTTGAAGCTGATGCAAAAGAAAAATACAAGCCGGACAATCGTTTAGTTTCTAACTTTGCTAGCTATATTGTTGAAACATTCAACGGTTACTTCATGGGAAAAAGAGTGAGTACTAGTCACCCAAATGATAATGTATCAAATTTGGTTAATAATATTTTGAAACGTAATGATCAAGATGATAATAATTCAACACTATCTAAATACGTCAGTATATTTGGTAGGTCATACGAGTTAATTTTTCAAGACGAAGAAGCTAATACTTGCATCACTTACAATAACCCATTAGATATGTTTATTGTTTATGACAATACCATGCTGCAACGTAGATTATTTGCTGTCAGATACTATTTAAACTCTGATGATAAAACAGTTGGTGAGATATACGCTCGTGATAGAGTTATTTATTTTTCTGAAGGTAAGGATGGTTATGATTTCAACGAAGAAGTCCCACATTTCTATGGTGATGTACCGGTTGTTGAATACATTAATAATGATGAGCGTATCGGATTGTTTGAACCAGTTATATCGTTAATTAATGGCTTTAATAAAGCCTTGTCAGAAAAGTCAAACGATGTCGATTATTTTGCAGATGCTTACTTAGCGATTTTAGGTGTGGAATTGGACGATGACTCATCAGCTAAAATTAGAGATAATCGAATTATTAATTTCTTTGGAACAGATAATGCAACAGAAATTAAAAATATCATCGTTAAATTTTTAGAAAAGCCAGATGGCGATACTTCCCAAGAACATTTATTAGACCGCGTAGAGAAACTGATCTATCAAATGGCAATGGTCACTAATCTAAACAGTGAATCCTTTGGAAATGCTTCAGGAGTAGGGCTTAGCTTTAAATTGCAAGAAATGGAAAACCTAGCATTAGTTAGAGAGCGTAAATTCGTTAGTAGTATGAACCAACGCTTTAAAATGATATTCCAATTACCAACGAATGTCCCAACTGCTCAACGTGATGAATGGTTTAACTTAGATTTCACTTTTCACCGGAACATTCCAAGGGATGTATTATCAGAAATTCAAGCAGCCCAAGCAGCAGCAGGTCTATTGCCACTTGTTGATAGAATAGCAATGATTTCAACAATTAATGACCCGCAAGAAGTTGCTAAACGTATGCAAGAAGAAATGAGTGGTGTTATTGATGATCCATTTTCAAGAGTACAGGAAGTAGTTGAAGAAGATGAGCAAGAAGAACGTCCAAACGAGTAGTTATTGGATTAAACGCCAACAAGAAACTATGGCGGGTCTTGATAAACGTGATAAAAAGTTTAGTGATGCATTGGCTAGAGAATATGACAAGTTGCTGATTGATATTGAAAAGCATATTTCTTATTACTACCAAAAGTACGCTAAAGAAGATGTGTTAGCATATCGAGACATGATGCAATATTTAAATGAAAAAGAACGAAATGCGATTTTCAAGAACTTTGACACGTTTGTTGAGAATAATCCGAAATATAAGAGACTACTACCGATTAGAAATAGCATTTATAAGTTGAATCGATTAGAAGGCCTTCAGATGTCGACACGAATCAGAATAGCTGAATTAGGCATCGTTGAAGAAAACCAAATGGCCGATTATTTAGCAAGCTCATATGATTATGGATACAAAGCAACAATGAAGCATTTGGAAAATTCCGATGCTTTTTTTAATGTTGATAAAAAACTCTTAAATCAAACGTTAAATGCAAAATGGTTCGATGATAAGAATTTCTCAGACAGGATTTGGGAAAACAAGGACCGGTTGAGATTATGGTTCAACACCACATTTAGAGACGGCTTAGCGACAGGTAAAACTTATGATGAAATGCTAAAAGACTTAGCTAAAAAAACTGATACAGGTGCTTTTTATGCTAAGCGGTTAGTATGGACAGAATCATCTTACATGCTTAATTCTGCTAATGCTCATGCGTTTATGGAAAGTGGTGTCAAGAAATATCGGTTTATAGCTATTATTGATGGTAGAACATCAGTAACATGTCGAGGTTTGAACGATGAAGTATTCGAGTTTAAGAACTATCAACCAGGGCTTAACGCACCGCCAATGCATTCGTTTTGTCGGTCAGGCATAGTTCCGGAAGAGTAGTCTAACGACTGCTTTTTTATTTTAATTAAAATTAGAAAGAGGTAAGTGATATGACAATAGTAATTTATTTTAAAAATGGTGGAACAGCTTTATTTAATCAAGTAGAGGAATTCAAGACTGAATCCGGAGTAGTTTCGTTTAAATATTTTGGAGTGTCAACACAAGTAAAACGTCAAGCAATGTTTGTAATCGATAATATTGCTGGCTTTGCAAAACAAATCTAAAAGTCTAGTCACTAGGCTTTTTAAAAGTAGGAGGCGCAGGAATGGAGTGTAACCCTTTTAAACCATTAACGTGTAAATCGGGAGTAAATATATCCCAACCAATAGCTAGAGAAACAATTGAGGTTTGGGACCCGATTCAAAAATGCAAAGTAATTCGTTATAAAGATGAATTACTGAAAGAGTTGTATAGAGACTTAACAATAGATATTAATCCGAAAGAACCATTTGAATTTGTTGGAAGGATTGACGGTCCGCCTCTTACTCAATACAGAAATCAAAATCTAAGAAATTACTAGGCTTTTTTATTTTGTCCAAGCATTGAAGACGTTATAAAAGCTATGGAAAGTGCAAGCATTTATTCACTTTAAAAGATATGGAAAGGAAAGATTATCATGAAAAACAAATTATTTAAGATGAATTTACAATTATTTAGTGCTGACACTGGTTCTGATGGTGGCGATAATCCGGAAACTACCACAGAAGAAGAAGCAGTTGAAACGCCTAAAATTGATATTGAAAATTTATCAGACGAACAGGTTGCAGAATTAAAAGCAAAATTCAACTTTAAGACTGATGACGATGTAGACAAAATCATTAAGTCGAAACACAGTCGTTGGCAGAAAGAGAAGGAAGAAGCTGAAAAACTAGCTAAGATGAACGCTGAAGAAAAAAGACAATACGAGCTAGAGAGTATTAAGCGACAACTTGAAGAAGAACGTCGCAAAAACTCACTAAACAGCATGTCTAAAGAGGCGTCTAAAATGCTGTCAGAACAATCTATCAATGCAGATGATGAAGTACTAGCATTTGTGGTTAGAGATACTGCAGAAGATACGAAACAAGCTGTTGAAGCATTCTCGTCATTGTTACAACGTAAGGTTGAAGAAGGTGTCAAGATTGCTTTGTCAGGTAAAGCACCGAAATTAAATCTAACACCTGGTAGTCATAAAGAAGTTACTAAAGAAGAAATCATGGCTATCAAAGATACAACCAAGCGTCAAAAATTAATCGAAGAAAACATACATTTATTTAAATAGGAGGAACAACATGAAAAAAGAAAATTTACTAAAGATGAACTTACAGCAATTCGCTGAAAAAGACATTGTGACAACTGATGGTTTAGGAGAAATTAAATCAATCGATTTTGTAAACTTATTTGGTTATTCAATCGATGAATTATTACAGGTTTTAGGTGTGACCCGTCGTATGACTTTAACTAAAGATGAAAAAGTCCAAACATACAAGTGGGTTCGGACAATGGCTGCTAATAATGCCGTAGGCGAAGGTGAAACGATTCCATTATCAAAAGTTGAACGTAAGAAAGACCGGGAATTTGTCGTGCCGTTGCATAAATATCGTAAAGTTGTAACTGCTGAAGCAATTGATCGTCATGGATATGATATGGCAGTAAATGAAACTGACCGTGAAATTTTGGAAGAAGTTCAAGATGCTATTAAAAATCAATTCTTTACTTACCTAGGAACTGCACCAACTAAACAAAAAGCGACTGGTTTACAAAGTGCTTTGTCATTAGGTTGGGGAGAAGCTAAAAAGTATTTCCGTGGAAATGTACCAATGATTTCATTCATCAATCCAATGGATGTTGCTAAGTATCTAGGTGAAGCACCTATCCAATCAGGTGCATCAACCGATTATGGTTTTACCTTATTAACGGGATTTCTAAATCAAACAGTAGTTGTGTTTGACAGCATCCCAGAAGGTAAAGTGTACACAACAGCAGTTAATAACATTGTGTTAGCCAATAAAGATGTGTCATCTTCTGAAATGGCTCGTACGTTTAATTTAACGACTGAACAATCAGGTTTAATTGGTGTGACGCATGGTACTACTCTAAACAACTTAACAGTTGAAACAGTAGCATTAGAAGGAATTCAACTGTTCACTGAAGTTTTAAACGGAGTAGTAGAAACTACTATTGAAGAACCAAAACCAGAAGAAAAAAAGGAAAACAAACCTAATGAATAGTAGGTGATCAAGTGAGTACTCATGAAGACATAAAAAAAAGAGTAAAAGTCCGAGAGTCTAAAATCTCGGATGAGTTACTCGATGAATATTTAACAACAGCGCTAGACAGAATCAAGCTCTATACAGGAATTAACGACTTACCAATCGAATTTAACTCAATCATAGTTGATGTCGTTTTAGCGATGTATCGTAGAAAATATTATGAAGGCATTGAACAAGAAAAAGCTGATGTCTTTAGTGTTAAATTTATTAATAATATTTTAAGCCAATTTGATAGAGAATTTCAGAATTATAAGCGTAAAAAGGCTGAAGAACTCAATAATTTATCAGGAAAGATTGTGTTCAAATGAGATTATATGAGATTGCTTTATTCGAGAAAATAAAAACTGGTGAAAAAGATAGGCTTGGTAATGATATTACTGAAATCAAGCTATTTGAAACTGGTGAAGGTAGAAAGTCTACTTGGACTGCTGATGAAATAGCTTTAGACAGTCGTATTGTTACAAAAAAACTTCAAAAGGTTATTGCAACGCTTTCTACTAAAACATTGCAGAAGGCTTTTTATTTGGAGTTAAACGGCAATCGTTTTGAGATTGAAGAAATCAAAGGCGAAGATGATGAACGGTGGCGAGTTGTTTATTTAAAAGCTTATGGGAAGTGATTGAATGAAACTTACTTTATTCGGCACTGAAGCTTTAGAAAAGAAGTTAGAACAGAAATCTCAATTTGATTTAAAAAAGGTTCAGGAAAAACAGCTTAGAGATATCTATAAACGTGGTCGTCAACAATACTATCGCGATGGAGCAGTACCGAGTGATGGTGGTACACCGTACGATACAAGCGAATTATTACAATCTTTATCTTATCGTGGCGATGAAGTTGGCTATTTAAAAGAATACGCACCACACGTCGAGTATGGGCATAGGACACGTAATGGTGGCTTTGTTCCTGGACAATATTATTTAAAACGAAATGTGGATGCGCAGAGAGAAACATATAAAAAGGATTTACAAGAAGAGTTAAGGAAGTGATACCTTGATTAAAAAATTATCTTTTGTTGATGTATTAGCAGGTGTCTTAGATGTGCTGAGACAACATACAGACTATGATGTGTACGATCATTTTCCAAAAGACACCGAATTACCTTTTATTCATGTTGAAATTGTTGGGCAGACAACTGTACCGTCAAAAACAATGTGGAAAGAAGACTATCAGCTTTTCATTCATGGGTGGGCAGAGGGTTCTGAAAGCTCAGTTCCAATTTTTGACTTAATACAATCAATTGAAGAAGCAATGACTGTAGAAGTTAGCTTACCAGAAGGATACGAGTTGTTAATTCAACGACCACTTGGTGTTCAACAGATATTAAAAGATGAAGACGATGTAAGACATACGATTATTGGGTACTCGTTACAGATTCTATATGGTTATAAAACTAAATTTTAGGAGGAAACAAGATGGCAGGAGAAAATAAAGAAACAGGTGTACAAGCAGCAACAGCTTTTGAAAATAACTTATATTGCGATTTCACTGCTTCAGCAGCTAAAGCGATAGCTGGAAAAGATATTATTTTAGCAATTTTTAATTCAACAGGTGATAAATTATTGGCGATTGCCGGACAACAAGGGTTAACGATTAATCGCTCTAAAGACTCAATTGAAATCACCTCAAAAGATACTCAAGGGGGATGGAAATCTAAAATCGGTGGCATGAAAGAGTGGTCAATCGATAACGATGGACTGTATGTGTCAGGTGATGAGTCACATAAAGAGTTATCCAAATATTTTGATGGTGATGATCCAGTATGTATCAAAGTATTAAATATGAAAGATAAAAAGGGCATGTTTGGTGGCTTAGCAATCGTAACAGACTATTCATTTGAAGCACCATTCGATGATGCAATGACTTATTCTATTAAGCTCGATGGCATGGGTGCTTTAGTTGATTTAGAAGGAAAAGAAGAAGCAAATAAACTACCAGAAGGGGCTAAATAATGATAGAAGAAACAGGGTTAGAAACAGGCCAATTTGAAGTAAATGGAACAGTGTATGAACTGCGTTATAATTTACAAAAAATCAAAACAATTGAAATGGTTACCAAAAAAAGCATTAGTGCTGAAGTGGTGCAAAATAACGGAATCTTACCAATTCAACTGATGGAATCATTGTTCTCATTTGGATTAGTGACGGCTAATGATTTAAAAGTTGTTCCTCAATCTAAAGCTACTGCAATGTTTGAACCATTTATTAACGAAAATGGTGCAATTACAGTTAATAATATGATCGTGGAGAAACTTCAAGAGGATGCAGGTTTTTTATTCCGTTAGAACTCATTGATTATGAGTATTGGGAAAGTAGTCCAGATATGTCGCCAGAATCCACAAAAAAATATAAGTTAGCAAAGCCTTATCAAGATGACATTGATTTGGCTTTTTTTGTGGTCAATTTTGGTTACACGAAATCAGATTATATGGCATTAACTGAAACGGAAAAAGCGTTCATACGTAAGGAGTATGAGCGAAAAACGATCAATGATGCGACATATCTACGTGACGCTGTGTTCAATGCAGTTAGTAATGCGATGCGTAAGAAAAACGCTAAGTTTCAAGAGCTATTCAAGAAAAAACAAGCAAAAGCTGATATTGAATTTAATGAAAATGCCATGTCAGTTGTCTTGGAAGTTGAAGAAAGAGACGGAAAAGATTGGGTTAAACAAATTTATAAAGCTAATGGCTTAATGAAGCCAAGAAGGGAGGGTGATTAATGGCTGATTATACATTAAGCGCTCGAATTACTGGTGATGGCTCTAGTTTTAATAAAATGATTGATGGTGCTAAAAGTAAAATGGATGAGCTTTCAAGTAAAGTGTCATCTACAGGTCAAAGTATTACTAATTTTAGTGCTAAAACAGCAGCAGTTGGAGCGGGATTGACAGCTGGAATCACTGCTCCTTTCTTAAAGGCAGTTAAATCTACGGCTAGCTTTGAACAATCAATAAACAAAGCCGCATTAGTTGCTGATGGTTCTAGGAATAATATTGATAACTTGAAGAAAGCATCTTTAGAAATGGCAGCACAATTTCCGGTAGATGCTCAACAGGTGTCTGATGCAATGTTAGAAATGGCAGCTAAGGGTTACAATACAACTCAAATTATTGATATGATGCCTGGTGTTTTATCCTCTGCAGCTGCTAGTGGTGAGGATTTAGCAATCGTATCTGATACAGTGTCCGCTGCGATTAATGGATTTGGTTTAGAAGCTAAAGATGCTTCAAACGTGGCAGACTTACTTACTGGAGCAGCAAACGCTTCGGCTGCCGGAGTTGGGGATATGGGGACAGTATTCAAATACGCAGCGCCTGCTGCCCATAACTTAGGTATTGGCATGGATCAATTAGCAACTGCATCAGGTATTATGATGAATAAGGGTCTTGAAGCCAGTCAAGTTGGTACAACTATGCGTATGGCCTTTCAAAGATTAGCAGCTCCAACTGATGCAGCCACTAAACTTATGAATGAACTAGGCTTTTCTGCTATTGATTCAAGTGGTAATTTCAAAGACATGCGAAGTATTATAGATGAATTAGGAACGTCATTGAAGAACTACACTCCGGCACAACAACAAGCAGCATTAGCTACTATTTTTGGTACTGAATCGGCTAGTGGTATGGGGATGTTACTCGCTGAAGGTGCCGACGGATATGACAAAATGAGTCAAGCTATAAAAGATAGTAGCGATGCCGGGAAAATGGCTAGTGAAATGCAAAAGACTCTAGGAGCTTCCATTGAAACAATGATGGGTAGTGGGGATGCGCTGGTTAAATCTATTTTAGGTACTCAGACGCCAGCTTTATCTCAATTAGCACAAACAGTTGGGGGATTATTAGATAAATTCAATAATATGTCAGATGGGACTAAGTCAACAATTGCTACTGTAGTTGCTTTAGCAGCTGCGATAGGTCCTTTGCTAATTGTTTTAGGAACATTAGGAGCGGGACTTGGTGCAGTAATTAGTGGATTAGGGTTCCTAATTAGTCCAATTGGTTTAGTGGTAGCCGCTATTGTCGGGTTAGGCGTAGCGTTTGGTGGTGCAATGATTAAGAGCGAATCTTTCAGAAATACAGTAACTAACGCTTTTCAAAGTGTTGTGGCAACAGTTCAAGGGTTTGCTCAACAAGTCATGCCAGCTTTGCAAGCTTTTGGGTCTAAAGTAGGTCCAATGTTATCAGCCGGTATTCAAGCAGCTATTCCAATTGTTCAAACGGCATTAAGTGGCATTGGCACTGCATTTCAATCTGTTATGCAATATCTACAACCTGTATTTCAAACGATTGGTGGAATTATTCAAGCGATAATACCAAGTATTCAATCGTTTGCTAGTGAATTAGGAAGTAAGTTTCAAGCTAGTACTAGTGGAACTGGCGGAGTGATTACATCAATAATTATGGCTATTATGGGTATTAACCCAGTCATTAAGATACTAATAGGTGCATTTAGATTGTTTGGACCACAAATAGTAGCATTAGCACAACAACTAGGGCCAATGTTAGTTCAGACATTTAGTACAATTGGTGGTGCTATTATGCAATTAGCAAGCTCAGCTATTCCGTTAGTTATGACGGCATTTCAAACGTTACTTCCAGTTGTTATGCAGGTAGGTCAATTATTTATGTCTACTTTATCGCAAGTTTTACCAATTATTTTGGGCTTGTTTAATCAATTAGTTCCAATTATTGTTTCCTTAGCGCAATCGTTCATGCAAGTTTTAGCTCAAATAATGCCTTTAATCGCTCAGTTGGTTAGTGCTCTAATTCCAGTGATTCAAACAATAATAACAGTAATAATGAATGTTGTAACAGCTATAGCACCAGCTCTAATCGCTATTATCCAAGCAATTGTCACCATTATCCAAGCCATGCTTCCAATCATAGGAAGTATTGTTAATGTGGTAATTAGTGTTGTTACTGCAGTAATCGCAGCTTTAAATCCGATAATTGCCATTGTTGGAGCAATAATCTCAAATGTTATGGCCATTATATCGCCTATTGTCGCTTTTATTGCTGGAATTATAACTGCGATTGTTAGTGCTATTCAACCAATCGTCCAAACAATAGCAGGTATTTTTAATACAGTGTTTACAATTATTGTAGGTGTATGGAATCGTGTTACTGAAATAACAGGGACGGTTTTTAATACTATTGGAACTATAGTAGCAACTATATCTGCTGTATTTTCATCTGTATTTAATAAGGTATTTGGAATTGTATCAGATATTATGAATAAAGTAGGCAGTGTTATTTCTAATGTGTTTAGTGGCATCCAAAACGCTTGGTCAGGACTTACAGGATTTGTAGGTGGTGTGTTCGACGGCATATCTTCAGCAGTCGATTCTTTGGTAAGTAGCGTAAAAAGCGTTGTAAATGGTGTCATTGGCGGTGTCAATTCTGCAATTGGTATTATTAATAAAATACCTGGAGTATCAATTGGTGAAATTAGCTATCTTCAATCGGGGACGACTAATTGGCAAGGCGGTTTCGCTCGAATGAATGAAGGTGGTCGTGGAGAAATGGTTCTACTACCTTCTGGAAGTCAAGTGATACCACATGATGCAAGTATGAAATATGCTAAAGAATCAGCTAAACGGAATAGCAATATGCAAATATTTGATTATTCTGATAAGAAAGAAACAAAGCAGCCAGTAAATATCTACATTCAAAATGAAGGTGATGCTGATTGGTTGAGAACATATGTGAATACTGAAAATGCTTTGGATGACTCGGTAAAAATATTTAGATAGGAGGCTAGATAATGGATGTCATGATAAATAATTCCTTTAAATTAAGTGAAATAGATGTGATTGTTCAGGATTTTCTAGTCTCATCTATTGATAAAGAAGTTTATTCTAAACGCATTGAAGGAAATAACAGAACATTAGATTTCGGAGCAGATGATACTAAACGAAGTATCACTGTTCCGTTTTATTTTTATCCTAAATATATTTATGATGTGGGGCTAATTCGTGATGAAATATTTGATAAAGTAACCGGTAATCAAGCATTTTGGATAAGAGAAATGCGAGATAACGGAACTGGTAATGAATTATTTTCAGGTAAACAATATCAAGTCAGATTAAAAGATGTGATTGAAGTAGATCAGACCTATAAATTGGGTCAAGGTGTTATGAAGTTTGAAACGGTTGAACTTCCTTATGGTATATCAGTTGCTACAACTCAAACTATTCAAGTTAAAGGCTTATTTAACGACGACAGTTGGTCTTATGGCATGGGTCTTGAAACAGTAGATGATTCTGAATTGAAATATAGCTTTACTGGTAAAACATTCCGAGTGTTCAACGCCGGTAATGTTGAAATACACCCATTTGAAAGTTATTTAAAAATAATCATGAGTAGCATTCAAGCGACAAGCGACAGAGTAAGCCTAGCTAATCGAACTAATAACAGTCGAATAGATATCAACCGAAAACCGTTAAGTAGTGAAACTTGGCAATTTGATGGACCAGTAATAACTTGTAATTCGCTAAACTCAACAAAAGATACATCAAAAAAATTTATTAGTTTGGTACCTGGTTGGAATCAAATTGAATTAGAAGGTGCGACATCAGCTAATGCTAGTTTTGATTTTAATTTCTTGTATCGATAGGAGGTATGTAGTGTAGATGTACGTTAGAAGTATAGAAGGTAAAGAATATCCACTCATGTCTACATACACTGTAGATGATGAAATTAATGGAAATATAAGTATTGCCATGGATATCGTGGCCAATAAACCTAACTCAGTGTTCATCGAAGAGTTAAGTGAGTTCTGGGAATTGGTAGATGATGACGATGAAGTTTATCGAATCGTTTATTGTAAAAAACAAGGATTTGGTAATAATCAATTTAAAACAATACGTGCGATTCCTAAACTTTACGATATCATGGATTCGACACGAATTTACCAACGTTTTGATGGTTCATATTCTGTCGCACAATTATTTGAAGCAGTTTTTGAACCAACAGACTATGATTATACGTTAGTTGGCTCTTGGAATAATATCCGTGTTCAAGGGTACGGTGACGGTGAAACCTGCTTAGCCATGTTTCAAAAAGTATTAGAACGGATTAAAGCAGAGTTTACATTCACTGGTAAAGTGGTAACTATTCGAGAAAAAATTGGAACTGATAAAGATGTCATGTACCGATATCGTTTGAATGCTAGTAACATCAGCCATGAAGTGGACGGACAAGAGTTTTATACCTTTGAACGTGGATATGGTGACTTTGAAGACGAGGGAGAAACAGGATGGCAAAAAGCCAAACTCATACGAGAGTATACCAGTCCCTTAGCTAAAATTATTGGTAAGCGTGAAGGACCACCTATTAAAAATGGGACAATCAAACATGCTGACACAATGGATAGAAATTTAAAAGCACTGGTTGATAATTCTATCAAGATATCTGTTACAGCTGACTTAGTTGATTTAAGAAAGAAGAACTACCCTTACGCAGTGACTAATCTAGGTGATACCGTATGGCTAATAGATGAACGGATTCAACTTGAAGAACAAGTCAGAGTTGTTAAACGTTCTATCAAGTATGATTGGCGAGGAAATATTTTAGATTTACAGTTTACTTTTGGAAGTCAAGGAATCGTTGATCGGTATAACGGTAAGTTAAGCAATGCAGTTAACACGATTAACGATATTCTAGCCGGTAAAACTAAGTTGCCATTTAGCGCTATGTCAAATGAGATACAGATAGTGACTAAGATACTTAAAAACGTTCAAACACAGCTTAAGGTTGATGAGAATGGAAGTATACTAGCAATTAATAAGAAAGACCCGAATCAGCTAGTAATTTTTAATGCTGCCGGATTGGGAGTGTCAGATGACGGCGGCAAGACATTCAAAAGTGCGATTACAGGTCGTGGTATCTATGGCGATGTGATTATTGCGAACACGATTAAAGTCGATGCATTGGAAGCTAATTGGGTTCAAGTCGGATTTAATAAGTATTCAGATAATATAGAAATTTTTGGTGATAGATTTGATTTCTATGATAGCAAACATCAGTTAACAGCGACTATCAATGCTGACGGTCATAGTTTTTACAATGGAAAACGATTTATTGGTGGTATTGGCGAGACAGCGAAGTCTGATAATTTGGATGTCGTCGGATTAGCTTTGAGTTTAGGCATGGAAGGTGACTACATGACTTTGCAAACGAAAACGAACGCAGAAGAACCTTATTGGTCTATGCTGACAGTTGATCCACGAGGAAAATATGCTGGAAGAAAAGGTATCTACACAGATTTACCTCTTTACATGAACGGTGACATCGGCATGAGAGGAAGCAGTGGGCGTTTGCTAAGTTTTGACACTGTTAATTACAATGGCAGTCCGTATCCGTCTTTAGTGACAGATGATGGTCGTGTCGGCATCCTATTTGGAACTGGCTATTTATATTTTATGTACAATAGTACAGTTTGGTCTTTTACTGATGTCGTCAAAGCAATCGACATAGCTAATGCCTTAAAAGGTAAATCTGTTGTTTATGATCTAAAAGACACAGGAAATGGTGGAATGTCATGGAGTTATGTGAATTTGTAAAAGGGGAGTGATAAGTAAATGGCAAGGAAAATTATAGGAAGCAACTGGAATCGAAAGAGTCAAGATGCACACAATGAAAATTATAAAGAGTTGTATGAAGGAGTCGATGAAGTTAAGGGTACTGCAACTCAATTAACTGAAGATTTAAAAACAACTAAAGAAGATGTCGATGAGCGAGTTAAATCAGCAGAAGAAAAGGCTGAAGATGCAAAGTTAAACCCTGTTATCAAAGATAATAGCGTTACGATTAACAAATTAGATTTTTTAACTTCTGAAAACTTATTTGATGAATCGAAAGTCATTGAAAAATTAAATATTAATATCGAAACGGGTAAAGTTGAAAATCATGAAGAATTTGAATTGCTGAGCAATTTCAATATATTTGAGGAAGGTATGGGTCTTGTAAGTAATAATAATTTCAACTACGCGATTTATGATGATGATTTAAACGTTTTAAAATTTGGGACTCAAACTAGTAATGAAGAGCTAAAAAATGCTGTTAAAAACAGCAAATACATTCGGATGGCTTTTAGATTAACATCAAAAAACCATATCGTTAAATATTCAAAATTATTTGAAGCAACTTTTAAAAGTGATTCAGCAGCTAACAATATTAGTTCTTTGGAAACAAAAAACGCTAGAAATAGTATCGTTGGGAATGAGTTTGTTGATCTGCCAGACAAGCTAGATTTCATTGAGAAAACCACTTCTAAAGAAGGAAGTAAAAATTTGTTTCCTAATCCACTGTTTAAAGGGAGATTTTTGACTAATGTTTATGAGGTAGATACTACTGAAATACCTCAGCGCTCTAAACTAAGTGAAGGGTATCGTTTAGAAATAAATGGAACTAAGTCTGCTTACTTGAAATACATTATTCAGCTAGAAAAAAACAAAGAGTATTACCTTCGTTCAAATTTAACAATCAGCAAATACACCAGTGGACAGTTAGGAATTGAAATGGTTTTAAGTAATAATTCAATCAACCTTTCCAGGAATTCTGTTGGTACGGAAATTAAGAGTACAACGTTTGTTAACATTGGAGAATCTAAAGCAAATTTAATCGTGGGAGCATTTAGTCAAGCCAACCTAAGTGGGCATATTAGCTATCCAGTTTTAGTTAACATGACTGATACAGGTTTATCTAAAAGTCAGTTAGATGCGATGACTTTTGAGGACATTCAATTGTTAGGCACTATCAGACAAGATATCAAATCATTAAATCAAGCACCCGTCTTTTTATCAGCCAAAAATGAAGTTCAAAATAGCGAATTAAACGGGACTGATTATTGGGTTAAAAATGCCGGTACACCAGAGATAGTGACTGTTGAAGGCATAAATATGGTCAAAGCGTTTTCGAGTGGGTCCTCTCAATTTCTGCAAACTTTAGCGTTAGCTAATAAAAAATATTATGTTAGTTGCGAAGTTAAATGCGATAGATTTATTAAAGGATTTTTAGGCTTAAAATTTGAAACACTGGATATGAAAACAGATATTTCAATCGCTACAACTAAAGTAACTAACGAATTTGAAAAAGTATCTCGTATCATTGATTTAACAAAATCGCCAAACACTAATATCAAACTTTTTGCTGGTAGCTTTATAAGCGCTGACTTAGATGGATATGTTAAAAACATTCAAATGATAAATTTAACTGAAACATTTGGCAATAATATTCCGTCAAAAGATTATTTAGACAGGATAATCTTTACAAAAAAAGACGAAAGCCAATCAAAATATGAAGTGGATAACCAAACAGCAACCAAAAATTTTATTACAGCAATGAACAGAAAAGCTAAATTATTAGGCATGGCTAACAGTACATTCACTAACCCATCGGGCTTAGAAGACGATAACCATAAGTCAACTGCTCATGATATGTCTTTAGTGTTAAAAGATACACTAAACTATCCTGATTTACTGAAAGCGTGGGGAGTAAAAAAATATACGTTTGACATTATTGGAGCTAACAAAAGGGAAATGTCTATCGTATCAACCGTTCAAAGCGCCGAATTAGAAAAATCTTACACCATTTTAGGCGGTAAAACAGGGACTAATGATGATATAAATTGTTTAGTTTTATTCGTACAAGACAAAGAAAACGGAGATATTTACTTTGGTAGCTTGCTAGGAACTGTTGGTGATCGATTTATGGTGTTTAAGCAACTGGCAGACTCAATAAAGAATAGCAAAGGCGAAGATACTAGCGTTCTATGTACATCGACTTGGGGAACTAAACTAGATTCTAATTACCAATTATTCAACAACATTAAAACACTGCCTAAATCATTCAAAAATCCTGACCAGAAATTAAGACCAGCGTCGACTACTAAAGTATTGACAGCTTTGACGGCATTAGATGTATCAACTGATATGTCTGAGATAATTGAGATCAAGCAGGTCGATATCGCTAGAGGTAGTGGTCCAGCGTTTCAATCTGGCGATATTATTACATTTAAGGACGCTTTGCATTTAATGATGTTGCCTTCGTCTAACACTACAGCCAATGCAGTTTGTCGTCATTTTGGAGCTAAGATTCGATTAAAATAACATTGCTATAAAAGACATATTCTTGTATCCTAATAAATAGAAAGGGGTTATATTTTGAAAAGGGATGCTAGAATTGATTTGTTTGCAACGCGATTCATTACATTGATTTGTATTCTTTCAATATCAAGTCAAAAATTTAATAAAGAGACACTAATTAATAAATAACATTAATTTAACAACTACACACAAGTAGTTGTTTTTATTTTGCCCTGAAAGGTGGCGATGCTGCTATCAATTAATTCTGAAGAAAGGAGAAGTGATTATGTTAAAAATCGAATATGCCGTTCTATTCGGAGTGATTGGGATGTTTGCAACAATTATTGGACTATGGAAAGCATTGAAAAAAGATACGTCAGAAGAGACTGCCAACATGACCAATTTAAAGTCTGATTTAAAAAATATCAGTGATAACGTCAAAAATATTGCTAGCGATACAAAAGAAATTAGGATTGAAAATAAAGAAATTAGAGAGCGATTGGTCAGAGTAGAAGTTCATAACGAACAGACTGAAGCGCGACTAAAAAAACTAGAAAGAAATTAAAGGAGTGATGTATATGAACGGATTACAAGATGCAGTGATTAACTTGTTAGCTATATTAATTACAGGAGCAGTGACAGTGTTAAGTGCAAAGACAACAGCCTATTTTAAACAGAAAGGAATGTTGGACTTACTGAAGACAAAACAAGATACTGTTAAGATTGCAGTCAATGCAGCTGAACAAATCTACAAAGTGGAAGATGGACAAGTTCGATATGACAAAGCCAAAATACGAGCGGTTCAGATGTTGAACGAGCAACAGATTCCAATTACTGATGTTGAATTAGATAGCTTAATCGAAGCTGCAGTAATCGGCATGAAGCAAGGATACGAACAAAATAAATAAAACCTAGTCCTCAAACTGAGGGCTATTTTTTTATTAAATTTCAGGAGGTAATATTATGGGATATTCAGTAGACAAACGATTTATGTTAGCAGCTAACGAAGGAGATAGTCGTAAAGCACAGAATTACTTCATCATCTGCCACGAGACGGCAAACAGTCGCGCTACAGGCGAAAATGAAGCAACATATATGAAACGAGCTTGGCGTAATGCTTACACAACTCACATTGTTGGTGATGGTAAGGTATATTTAATCGGTGAACCTGGTTATGTTAGCTGGGGAGCATTAGATGCCAATCCATACGCACCGGCACAAATTGAGTTGCAACATACGCTTGATAAGAATCTATTTAAGAAGAACTACGCAATCTACATCGAGCTAATCAGAGACTTATGTAATCAGTTTGGTATTCCTAAGCAGTTAGACGCAAGCGGTAAATGGACTAAAGGAGTTAAATCTCATGAATGGTGTAGCTACAATTTTGGTGGTGACCACACGGACCCATTCGGATATCTAGCTAAGATGGGTGTTAGCCGTCAACAATTCGCTAAAGATGTAGCTAATGGAGTATCAGGAGGAGGGAGTACAGTGAAAGTTAGAGACGATTATTATTCAGAAGGCAGTTACTTTGAAGCGTTGCAAGATTTACAAACGTACTATCCAGACTGGAAAAATGTTGATAAAACTGTGCTATTGAAAAAAGGTACTAGATTCCCTGTTCGGAACATTCAAGTTACTCCAGCAGGAACAACGCATGCTTATGTTGCCGGTTTAACTGGAACGGTAGTCACGTTAGCTAAGTCACACGTTAAACGAGTATAGAGTAAAAGTAGAGTAAAGCATAGTAATGTAGAGTAATCAATAAGCCTAGTCCGTTTCGGATTAGGCTTATTTTTTGTGATTTGAATGAACTGCTGTACACATTTAAAAAAAGTAATAGAACACTTTTTGAAAGGGGGCAAAAAAGGGGCAAAAAACATTAATTATTAAAGAATCATTGAATGATTAATAACTAATGAATGCAACGTAAAAACTTTAATAATATATCTTTAGCAACTCATTAAATAACTAATTAAGATGATAAATCTACACGCGCATTACATGGTAAAGCAGCTAGAATTAAAGAAGTTCGCCGTTAATAACTTATTAACAAAGAACATTGAGAAGTCCATTTTATTGGGCTTCTTTTTTTATAACTTGAATTATTAAAATAGTTGACATGTGGACAATAAAGAAAGAGTTAGAACGGAAAATCATTCTCAATTAAAGAAAGTAGGTTAGTGATAATGGAAGAGTATTAAGGTACTGGTAAAATTGGATATCTTTTCCAATCAGAAAAACAAATGGTAGCTAAACTTGTGATAGAGGTCGCTAAAGAAATTCCTGTCATTATTCCACCTTATACTATAGTCGTTGTGCCGTTAAATGGGAAAATTATCTTTTATGGTGACAAATTTCAAGAGATAATTTAACTAGGAATTATTGTTAGAATGGAATCGAATGGAGATCATAGTCTAAAGTCCTTAGAAGATAGTGAGTTAATAGTGGTTAAATCACAACTTGTTAAGTAGACAGGTTGTTTTTTTATAAAGCTTATTTTATTCGTATTTTCATATTATTGTCTATTGAGCTTGTAATTATGACAAAAATGATGAGCGTCTTGTAGTTAAGGGATAGTCATTAGTAATAGTCATATCTTGATTTGAATCATATGATAGTACTCATTAGATATTGCTAATAAAATTAGTGGCGAGTATATAAAAAAACCGCTACCGGGACTGAACCGCTAAAATGAGACAGTAATAAAAACACCTATGCGATTACTTTTTTCCGATAATCAATCGGAGATAAGTAATCGTATTTTTGTTGAATTTTTTCTTTATTATAATAGTTGATGAAATTTTGTACAGTTTCAATTACACTAGTTGTAGAGCTTCCAAGCGAGAACGTTTCAGCCTTTAGGATGGAGTGAAACGATTCTATTGGAGCATTATCTGCAGGGGTCCCTTTTCGGGACATACTTCTGGTAATGCTCTTTTCTTTTGTTGCTTGATAATAAGCGTATGAGGTATAAACAGAACCTTGATCAGAATGAAGCACACACTTATCAGAGAGAATAGGTAATTGATTTAAGGTATCCAAAACACAAGCAATGTCTTGTTTTTCACTTATTGTATAAGAAAGTATTTCTCCATTAAATAAATCCATAATACTAGAAAGATATAGTCTTTTAGGACCATAATCAAGATAAGTAATATCTGTTGTAAGTTTTTCTAGTGGCTTACTTGAACTGAAGTCTCTATCAATCACGTTAGAGATTTTAAAATTAATAGAACCAGGACGTTTTGCTTTCTTTATTTTCACCTTACAATTCCATCCATATTTTTGCATAATACGCTGAACAACTTTATGATTAACTTTTATCTTTTTGCGAAGTAAAAAAGTGATTTTTCGATAGCCATAAGTAAACTTGTTTTCTTTACACAGCTGCTGAATCATTTTAATTCGATTATCGTCAACATATTTCTTCTTAGACCAACGATAGTAAGTACTCCTAGCTACCCTAAAATAGTTACATAACCATGTTATAGATAGTTTTCCTTTATAAGAATCAACTAAATTTAAGAATACTTCTTTTTCCAC